TGGCTGTACCTTATGAAAAGGGTAGTGAACAGGAGAAGGAAGTTGGCCCTCGTAATATTCTACAGTTTGACCCAACAGAACCAAACGCAAAGCCTTTCTTTATAGAAGCTCCCCATAGTTCATTGGCAGAGATTAGAGAATGGATAATGCAAAGCGTTAGAGAGATACACAGGATAGCTCGTTTGGGTGGTCTTGTATCTACAACGGAAACTAAACAGCCTTGGTCTGGGATTGCATTAGAGATTAAAAATGAGCAACTATACGCGGCGTTAATAGAGAAAGCCGATAACATGGAAGAGGCCGAGACTAAGATATTGAATGTGGTGGCTCTTTGGTTGAATACAGATTTTGATGGGAATATTGATTATCCTGAAAACTTTTCTATTAGTGACGTGAACGAGGACTTTGACCGGGCTATCAGGAGTCTTGTAGAGGTTACGATACCTTCAAAGACCTTTATTATAAAAACACAGCAGAAGATTGCAAGTTCAGTTTTACCAAAAGCACCAGATGATATAGCGGCAAAAATCAACAAAGAAATAGAAGCCGCGGATGGTGACACAGGCGAAGAAGAGAATCAAAATAATCAAACTACAAACTAAACGGAGGTAATTATTATGTCTGACGGGACAGGAAACACGGGAGCAGCAGGAACGGGTAACACCGACCCTAACGGTGGACAGGGGCAGGGTGGTAATGGTGGCCAAGGGGGTAAAATAGAGTATACACCAGAGCAACAGGAGCACATGGACGGTCTTATCAAAAAGAATCATGCCGATGCGATGACAAAGGCCGAGGCTAAATATTCAGGGCAGATGTCAGAACTCCAAGGGCAGATTCAGGGATTGAAGACTGAACTAGAGGCGAAGGGTAAGGAAGCGGGGGCGAGTAAGGATAAGGACAAAGACCTAACAGCCCTCAAGGATAAGATTGACAGTATGGAGAAAGCATTGAAGCAATCTCATAACCAGACGGCAATGGGTAATATCAAGTCAATAGCCGCAGAATTGGGGGCTGTCAATAGTGATGCGGTGGCTACGTTAGTCACGCCTTTTGTTAGGATCGAAGACGGTAAGACTTCTGTGTTGAATGCAGATGGCCAAACTCGTTTTAGTGGCGAGGGAAAAGAGATGACGGTTGGCGAACTTGTTAAGGAATATCTTAACAGCAATCCTTATCTTGTTAAAGCATCAAATGGTAGTGGGGCAGGCTCAAAGGGAGCAAGGTTTGATGGTACAAAAACCAAAGTTGATTTTTCTAAGCTGGAACCCGTAGATCGCATTAACGCGGTGAGGGCAGCAACTAAATAAGATAGAAGGAGAAAATCATGGCACTAACACTTTTAGAAGCCGCCAAATTAAAGACTGGCGATGTAATAAGAGATGCAATCACAGAGATATACGCTGGCTCATCGAGCGTACTTATGACCTTGCCTTTTCAGTCAATAGACGGCAATGCTTTAAAGTATAATAGGGAGTCCTCATATCCGGGAGTGGGATTTAGAGGCGTTAATGAGGCATATACGGCCTCAGTGGGCGTATTGAATCCACTTACGGAAGCCCTTGTTATAGCAGGTGGTGATTTGGATGTTGATAAATTCATAGTAGATACTATGGGTATGGAGCAGAGAGCAGTACATGAAGGTATGAAAGTCAGATCGTTGGCTCTTGCCTGGACACAGAAATTCTTTAAGGGCGATTCTCTGAGTGACCCTCGCGAATTTGATGGTCTTCAAGTTCGCTTAGTTGGTGACCAGAAAATCCAGGCAGGTACAACGGCTAATGGTACGCCGCTTTCACTTGCCAAACTTGACGAGGCTATAGACCAGACGCTTAATCCTACTCACTTGTATATGAATAGGGCTATGGCACGTAAATTCTCTGCTGCCGGACGCTTGACTTCGGTATCGGGGTATATAACTTACGAGCCAGACGAGCTAGGCCGTAGAATTACAATGTATAACGGATTGCCAATACTGACGGTAGACCTTGACAATGAGGGCAATGAAATCTTGCCATTCTCGGAGGCCGCCACATCTGGTACGGACACGGCAACTTCTATTTATATTGTGTCTATGGGTTCGGATGCTTTGACTGGCATACAGAACGGCACAGTTGATGTCAGGGACTTGGGAGAGCTAGAAACTGCCCCTGTCTTTAGGACGAGGGTTGAGTGGTATAACGGTATTGCCATATTTAATGGTAGGTCTGCTACTCGTTTATGGTCTATATCAGATGCGGCAATAGCTGCCTAATAAAACTAAGGAGATAATAACATGGGTAACTTATATTCACAGTTCACTTACGATGACGAACTTTCGCTGAAAGACGCGGGTCTTGTCGATGCCACAACGACCGAATCAACTATCATAGACCTTGGAACTGGTCTTGTTGATGGTGTTTTGGTTTTGGATGTATCTGCCGTAGAGATTGCAAGCGGTAATGAGATTTACACAATACATCTTGAAGGTTCAACAGTTGACGGTATGGCCTCTGGCTCTGTATCCTTGGCTAACATCGCTATGGGTAACTCTCCGGCTCCTGCGGATGCTGACACGGGTACGGGACGTTTTGCCATACCGTTTAGGAATGAGCAGAATGGAACCATTTATCCGTTTGTTCGTATTTATACCTTGGTAGCTGGAACCATCGCTACCGGGATTAACTTTGCCGCTTTCATGGCTAAGAAGTAGGAGGATAAAATGGGAGAACGTAAAGTAGACGGTTACGAAGAGCATAATCCTAACATAAAAACTAAAATAGGGCCACAAAGTCTGGACACTAATACGGTTGGCGCGGGGACTATCCCCGCCGCCGTAACGCCCTATGTATCGGTTGAAGAAAAAGGTGATGGTGTTTATATCCAATCTGTCTTCACCATTACTGCATTGCCAATAACAATGCGTGATACAGAGCAGGGTGGAGGGGCGCAGATTTACAACTTCCCTCTTGGTAGGATAACTACCCTGGGTGCGACTGCTACCATCGCCGTTACAACGACTTCTACGTTGGCTTCTACGCTTAATGCAGGGTCTACTTGTAATTACGGTGTAGGTACGGTCACACAGTCACAGGACACGGTAGCGACCACGGAGCAGGACATTGTTAATGTCGCGGCTTTCACTTCAAGTGCTACTATTGATGTGGCTGGTGCGGATGCTACAGGGGTTGGAGTGGGTGTTCTGGCATCACTTGACGGCACGAGTACGGCTAAGGATGCTTTTATAAACCTTGCCGTTGCCGAAGCCACGGACATTGATGCGGACGCGACAGTTACGGTAACAGGTACTGTGACTATATCATGGATTAATCAGACTAATTAGTTAAGGGGTGGGCGGTGTAAAAACCGCCCTTAACCTTTAAAGGAGAAATAATGGCTAAGATAGCTTGTTATACACCAGAGGGAAAGAAAGTAATGAAAGAACCCGTAGATGTTAGGGAATGTGTTGAACATCTCAATTTTACTACGGAGTTTAAAGAAGTAAAGGAAAAGGTTAAAGAGAAAAAAGAGGCTGACGAGAAAAAGAAAGAGCCTGATGTTGTTGATATATCTAAGCTCAATAAGAAAGCTCTCGTTGAACTTGCCAAATCAAAAGGTATAGAACTTGATAGTCAGGAAAGTAAGCCTGACTTAATAGCGAAGATAAAAGTTGCCGATGCTGATAATGGCAACAACGAAGAGTAGGGTTAATTATGAGACAGCAATTCACAGTAGATGCCATAGGGACTTTCAAGACTTATATCTATGAGTTTGATAGAAAGATTATCCCTACTTCTGCAACCTTGACGGTCTTTAACCCCGGTACTTCCACGGAGTTGATTGATGCACAGGCTATGACCGTTGCCGGGGATGGGTTGTTGTCTTATGATTTAACCACTACGCATAATGATATAGCTGATGAGAATTACAAGGCCGTTATATCTTATGTCGTTAATACTCTTACCTTTTCTACTACTCTCTACTACGATGTTGTCAATTCCGTTCTTCATAAGGTTATTACTGATAGGGATATAGTCTCAGAGCTTCCACAGCTTAAAGATAACGGTTGGATGGTTCATGGGACTTCTAAGAGTGGTTCAACCACTACGATAATAGACGATGATCTTGAAAAGTATCTTGATGATTACTTTACCGGGGGTTTGGCTTATTCTATAGACCAAGATGAGACACGAGAGATAACAGACTTTGTAAATAGCACCGGGACTGTGACGACGAATGACTTCCCTGCTACGGCGGCAACTGATAAGTATGTCCTTACAAGGTCTTTTTCTGATGAGATACAAAGGGCGTTTGAGAAGATAGAGGACAGGCTTAGGCAGAAGGGACAGAGGGCGCATTTAATCCTCGACCCTTACGATATACGAGAGGTTCATATTAACCAGACTGTAGCTGATATATGCAAGGGGCTTGCTAATGACGCACAGGCCATGTGGTGGGACTTCTGGCAGGAATACGAAAAGAAGGTCAATCAGTGGTGGAAGAACGCAACCTTTAAATATGATGTGAGTGATGACGGCATTATATCGGGTGATGAAGAGAAGTATAATTTAAAGAACTTAAAGGCGGGTAGGCGGTAATGTCTAACTTCGACACTGCTAATTCTATCACAGATAATCTTCAAACCATCTGCCAGGGGCAAGGGATAAAGTTTTCTCGTAAGACTTTTGAGGAGCCAAAGAATGTTCCGGCGGCCTTAATCCCCTTGGGTGAGATTTATTATGATGGACAGGTTAGACAGCATAATCATGGACAGGGGCCACAGTATATCGTAATAAATTTTAGCTTGAAAGTGGTTCTAAAAGAACGTGATTTGCAAGTTATGATGCGGAAACAGCAGGAATGGATAAATAAATTAGATGATGCTATTACTATTCAGGCTTTAAATATAGGAGATTTGGCAAGTTCACAATTAGTCTCATGGGTTAGCATTGAAGAAGAGGAAACAGATGACGATATAGACCAGTCTAAAGTAAATCTTTCAGTTGATGTTAGATTCAGAAGATTATAAATGGAGGGCAATATGAGCAAGAAATATGAGGTCAAGTTTTCTATCACAGGTAGCCGGGGGGACGTAGGGAGTTTTAGTGAAGATGAAAAAAAGTCTTTCTCTTACGATACGGCTTGTAGGGTTGTAGGGGCGAAGGTAGCCAACCCGATAGATTGGGAATTTGATTATAACACAGGCAAGGAAAAAGTTGAAGAAGTAAAACCCAAAGAAGTGAAAACCAAAAAGGCTAAAGAAGCCGTCACGGAGGTAGAAGACAATGGCAGAGAATAAACTATATTTGGCGGTGGGCGAAGAGGCCTCAAGGGGCACAGGTGAAGTCGGAACGGTTGGTTATATACCTCTAACCTCTCCGAGTCTACCAACCTCAGAGTTTGAGGATATGAGGCGTAAGGAGTTCAGGGGCGAGGCCACGGTCAAGGGTGATACGGGCGTTAGCCGATTGCATCAGAAGTGGACAACGACTGTGGAAGGGCCATTTTTCACCGAAGCCCACACAACGGTTGGCATGGTAGGGACTATACTCAAACACTTCTTTGGCACTGTATCGAGCGCACAAAGGGACGCTACCACAGCTTATGGACACATGTTATATCCGGCGGGTGATCCGTTCGCGGCAGCCAACTTGGATAACGATGCGCTGACCTTTAGCTTTAATATCAATGAAGGTACTGCCATGAAGAACTGGCCTTATGTCGGGGGTAGGATTACAACCCTAAACTTTACGCAAGAGGCTGGTGAAAAGATGCAATGGTCTTTTGATGTTATGGGGCAGTATAAAGACACCACGACTGCCGAATTAGGTTCGGAGGATTTCGCGGCTGAAAATCTAAGGTGCGACTTTAGCAACCTCTCTGTTTATACGGGGACGGTAATCAGGACAGGTAGTGCCCCTGATTACACGGAGTTTGCGTTTGGTTCGGCTACACAGTTAAACCCTACCAACATAAGTGTAAGTATGGAAAATGGCATGGAGGATATTTTAAGACTTTCAGGGGTAGACTATCCCGATAAGACGCGCATGGGGCAGTTCAAGGTCACAGTTGAATTGACTATTGACTGGGAAACTTCGGCTGGGTTTTCTTCGGTAGATGAGTTTAACTCATGGATTGCCGCTTCTAGCACAACTAATCTTGCTCTTGAGTGGGACACAGGGACAGAGGCGGGGACGGCCTTTAATCATAAGCTGGTACTCGATCTCCCCAGAATGGAGAGAAAAGGTGGTCTGCCTGAATATGATGTGGAGAGTGACCCGACTATCACCTTGACTTACGAGGGAATGGTTGATGCTACTACGACTTATCAGATAGGTTGCTTCTTGCAGAATACGGCGACTACTATATAGGAGGGGTGATGCTTGAATATGAATTTATAGTGAGCAGGCCCAAAGAAGCACCCTTTTACGATATTGCTAAAAGAATTAATGACGATTCACATTCTACTACTTTAAGGAGGTTTTATGGCGATAATTAGTTTTGATCCAGAAGACATTATTGATTACATTCCTGAATTTGGGGATAACAGGGATAGTGAAAACCCTTGCATAGTAAGGCTTAAATTTGTCTCTCATGCAAGAGTCCAACATTATGGACGTATTATAGCCGCCAAGGTTAAAGGAACAACCGACCCTGTTAAGATAAACCAGAGGGCAGAGGGTGTTCAGCGCAGGCAATTTGTGGAGAATGTGGAAAGTGTGTCTGGTTATTTTATTAAAGATAGGGAAATTACAGATCCCGGTGAGGTATATGATACTGCTGATGTTACCTTAATATTTGAATTAATCGGGGCCATGGAGAGCGCGTCTAAATTATCGGAGGGGCAAGCAAAAAACTAATCACGGGTTTCCGTTGGCAGTCCTTAAAGGACGGAGGCCCCTTTAAATGTGAGGATTGCACAGACGCAGATAAGGACATGCGTAATTGTCTTAACCGCAAGGACTTATCAGATGAAGCAAGGATATTGACAGGTGGTTTTGATAAGAGCATAGCAGAGGAGTTAATTGAGAAGGGGGCAAAATTAGTCAGGGGCTTAGGCGATTACAGACTTTATGAATGCCCCCTTAGTTTTGTCACAAGCGACACATGGGATGTATTGGGTTTGGTTTATCTCATAGAGGATTCAAAGCATTTACTTAATGATGGTGGGTGGGGTAATCAACCCTATTGGTTGGTAGAGGCGTATAGGATAGTTAAGCGGGAGAGGGCAAGAAATGGCAACACGGGAACTGAAAACAATAATAACGGCTAAGGATGTGTTCAGTAAGACCATGACCAAGGCGCAACAGTCCTTTGTCAGGTTGGGTCAAAGGGCAACTGCGGCCTCTGCTAAGATTACAAAGGCATTGAGTAAGCCCACCAATGCTCTGCTTGCCCTTGGTGCGGCTGCTATAGCAGCTAGTAAGGCTTTTGATTTAGCTTTT